AGCGACGGATCCCACCACTGGAAGCCAGGCTTGACGATCAACGTCATACCCCACCTCCCGTCGTAGTGTCGTTGTCTACGGCGACCCACGCCTCATCGACAGCAGGTGTTGCCGGGTCGTCGCCCACGTACTGCCCCAGGTCGTTGCGGGCTCTGATCAACGTCTCAGAGCCCGCCATCACTCCCCCACCGGCGCAGGGTCAGGCTCCACGGGTGCTGGCTCGGGTGCTGGTGCAGGCGGCAGCACAATCGCGTCAGCTCCCTGATAGGCCGGGTTGGGCGTGCCATCGGCCAGGAAGCGAGGCTCAACGGCTCCAGTGAAGTACGGGCCAACCTTGTAGATCGCCGCCCGCTGGCGCACGGTCTCCACGATTGAGCCCACGAAATACTCTTCCGCGCTGGTGGCGTCAGTAGCGCCAGCGGACGAGACGATGAGGAACTCCGCCGCCAGGGCCGGCAGCAGCTCATCGGGAATGTCAACAGTGAACTGGGCCATGGCGGTGATCAGGCGGTGGTGGCTTTGATAACGGCGAAGCCAACAACGAGGGCCTCGGCCAGGTCGCCCGCTGTGACGTTGCGGACGGTGATCGTCGCGGAGCCAGCTGCGGCACGGGCACCGAACAGGTAGGCCCCGGTGGTGCCGCCGGAGACGTGATTGATCACGAGCAGATCCGTTGCGGCAACGCTGCTATTCGTCAGGGTGAAGCTCACCGCCGTGCCGGTCGCCAAGTTGGCGGCGTTCATCGTGATCTGGCCGCAGCGAGTGTTGAGCGTCACCCCGGTGCTCTTGTTCGTGGCCTGCGTGACGGTGCCACCAGCGCCTGTGCCGTAGCCAAACGGCAGGATGTAGCGGGTGCCGTTGGTGGAGTCCCAGGTGGCTGTGGTGCCGGCCAGGGCGCCGGCGTTGTTGTAGAGGATCTGGCCTGAGCTACCTGCGACCAGGGCAACGGTGCCAGTGGCATCGGGGTAGCTGATCGTCCGGTTAGCAGTCGCCGAAACGCATTGAATTGTTGTGGTGAAACTGCCGCCATCATCAAGGCGAACGTCGCCTTTCGTGGTGAGCAGGTTGGTGGTCTTGTTGTAGGTGAGGTCAACGTCGCCGCCGAATGCCCCCGCATCGTTGAACTGGATCTGGGTGTCGCTGCCGCCGGGGGTGCCGCCACCGCCCGTGCTGGACAACGTGCCACCGCTGAGGCTCAGGCCACTGCCAATGCTGATCTCCTCGGCAACACCTGCCCCCGCCGTGGAGCGTCCCAGCAGGCGGTTGGTCGCCATGCTGGTGCTGATCGTTGGCGTGGTGCCGCCGCTGCTGCTGATAGGCGCGGTGGCCGCCACGCTGGTGACAGGAGCAGTGCCGCTGCTGGCACTGGTAATCCGGCCTTGGGCGTCAACGGTGAATGAGCCGTAGGTGTAGCTGCCGGCGGCAACTGCTGTGTTGGCCAGGTTCAGCGTCACCGCGCCGCTGGTGCCGCCGCCGCTCAGGCCCGTGCCGGCCGCAACAGCGGTGATGTCGCCAGTGCCGCCGCCACCGCCAGCATCGCCAACCAGGTCGAGATTGCCCGTGAAGGGATTGAACTGGTATCCCATTGCTCAGCTCTTGGTGACGGACGAGAGATAGCCGCTGGCGTCGTACGTCAAGGTCAGAGTCGCCACGGTGGTCCCGCCGCTGCCGCCATCCTTGTAGACCACGCCGGTGAGGTCCGCGCCCGTGTAGCTAAGGCTGATGTAGTCGTGAGCTGGAATCTCCAGGCCGGCAACCGTGGCCTGCACCGCAGGGAAATACTGATCGCCAAGCTCACCCGGGATGTTTGGCTTGTTAATCCGTACGGCTGGCACCAAATCGGCCATGGTCGTCTCTTAATGGGCCATCAACCAACAGGCTACCTACGTCTTCGTCAGCACAATCTCCACGAATCGGCCATCTGAAATCGGCTGCACCTGGCGCACCGTATAGGCCACACCATCCACTGTGATTGCTGTGCCATGAGCCAACGTGCCAAAGTCCGACGCCTTGGCCGTAATCATGTACTCCACTGTCATCACCATCCCGCCTGCTACCAGTTCACCTGGTGCATCAAGGATGCCCAAACCAGAAACGGCGCCAGCAGTGACGCTGACGCCGAAATCTGCCAAGAACACATCCAGGTTCTCGGTAAAAGCCATCAGCCGTACTTCTTCAGGCCGTAGCCGTTGACGGAGTAGGTGGTGGTACCGCTCGAGGCAATGGTGCCCACGAACCGAATGTAACGCTTGAGGGCGTCACGGTTCAGGGTGATCACCTGCTTAGCAGCAGCCTGTGCCACGGCAGTGAAGCCGCCGCCGGTCACATCGGAGAAGTCGCCGGTGGTGGTGGTGTCGCTGTGCTGGATCTTGCCGGTCATGGTGCCGGAAGACGCAGCAGCGCCAGCATCCAGAATGATCTGAATGTCACCGTCAAAGTCCTTGAGATCGGCGATGTTGGTGGTGGCACCAGTGAAGGTGGAAGCCTCGCTGGCAACTGGGTGGAGCGGGAAGTGCTGGAGCTTCTCCAGCGTCTGTTGCGTGATGGCCATGTCAGGCAGCCTCAGAAATGCGTGGTTTGCGGGTGCGCTTGCCAGGCGCGCTAGGGGCTGCAAGCTGCAGCTCCTCTGGCGCGGTCAGCTCCTCCACCAAGTCAGCCTTGCGAGCACCAATCAGAAATCGGCCATCACAGTCGCTGACCTCATGCACCTCACCAGGCAGCACAGGCTGCCCAGTGATCGTGGTGCGGCGGAGGATCTGAACCTTCATCACAGGGAATCGTTGGCGCGGACAAAGCACTCAGGGTGCCGGCAGCCGTAGTCCAAGTCCTGCAGCGCGATCACTCGCACACCGCCGGAAGTGGCGTTGGCGTAGGGATCCACCGTCAGGTCCAGACCAGACCAAAGACCCAGGATCAGATTGCTCCAAACCCCAAACCAGACATCGCCAGAGGCGACCTGGTTGGAGCGGACAATCGGATAGCCGTTGACCGTGCCACCCGGCTCAAGGACGAACTGAGCAGTGTTGGCGGCCTTCTCGGTGGTCTTGAGGCCGCCGTAGATCGTGGCATTGCTGATGTAGGCCATGGCACCGATGTCGGCGTTATCGGCCGCGATCTCGGTTTCCATCTGCACCAGCTCCGCATAGGTCGGAGCAGCCGCACCCAGATTGACGGTGTTGATCCCGGTGGTGAGCTTGAGGCCCAGCGGCTGGTTGGTGTTCCCCAGGCCGTAGAGGCCCACACGATCGATCTCCAGAGCCAGCACCGTGGCCAGCTCGTTGCGCACCATGGTCTCCACGTCGATGGACGACTGGAGCATCAGCTTGCGGCTGAAGTCGGTGTAGGCGCCCACGGTCTTGGGCGTCATGTTGATCTGATCAACCGTCGGGTTGCTCTCGGTCGGCGAGCCCTTCTCCGCCACCCAGTACGCGGTGGGCGCACCGGTCTGACGGGGGATGGCAACGTTGCCCATCAAGCCGCTCAGCGTTTGCACGCCCACCGCCGAAAGGGCCATCCGATTGCGCAGCAGCTCGATGAAGCTGCCGGGACGCGCATCCGTGAAGACCAGATCACCAGCCGCGGAGCCGGTGCCCACGGTCAGATCACGACGCAGCACCTCGTTGGGCACCAGGATGCCCTGGGCGGTGCGGCCGGTGCGCTGCTCAACCGCAGAGCTCACTTCGCGCTCAAATGCTGCAGCATCTTGAGCACGACGATCGCCCGGGTTGGAGAGGGCATTGATCGCACGAACAAAGCTGAACTCCTTGGCTTCCCGAGCCGACAGGCCGATGTCAGCCGACTGGCCGCTGATCGGGGTGGCAGCAGAAGCGGCAGGAGTTGCAGGCTGCTTGGCGCGCTTGCCGATCTCGGCCAGCACTTCACGCATGGCATCGGCCTCGCTCACACCACGCTCAATGAGCGGCTGCGCGAGGTCGACATTGTGCTCACGGCACATGGCCGTGATGGAGGCGACGCGGGTGCGCTCGTCGGCCGCAGCCTGCGCCCGCACCTCCTCGATGTTGATGGTCTCTTCCATGGAAGGAGTTTTGGAGTGATGGGGAAGTACGGCCTTGTCGACCGCGTTGTCAGAGTCGAGACTTCGCCCGATTCCGACGCTGGCGTCAGCCGGGACGCTGACCACGGACACCTCATGGGCTTGCCATGACGTGGCGACAACAATGCCGTCGCGGGTTGTGTCGACTTCACTGATGGTGTAGCCGACCGAAATGTTCCTTAGGATGCCATCTTGGACATCCCCGAACACCTCATCAGCAAAGCTGTTGCGGCTAAACCGCACGCGAGCTACCCCGCGACGCTTCTCACCATCAACCCAGGCGCGTTCAACAACGCCAATCGGGCGATTGGGGTCATGGTTGAACAGCACCGGTGCGCCATCGTTCAGCCGTTGAAGGTCAACCGCACCACTGTCGTGGCTCAGGACTTCATCGCCAAACCACCGCGCAACAGGCGTCTCGCTTGAGAAGCTGAACTCAATGGATCGATCCTCTGCGCCATCTTCCCCAACCGGATGCATGGCATCCGCATAGGAGAAGGTTTCCGATCGACGCAGTTCAGCGCCTTTCAGATCACGCAGTAGATCCATCCTCCGATAGCCCAGCTTGTGATTCTGCGCTCAGGCTATTGACTGCCTCAGTGTCATCTTGCATGTAGGGATCCTGCGGGATGATGCTGCCCGGTGGCCTGGCCTGCGTCAGCCCTGCGGTGCTTACCTTGCCCGGGTCAATGTCAAGCGTGAGGCCCAGTTCCTGCGCCAAGGCAAGCTCTGCAGCGCGATCACGCATCAGCTCATTCAGGTCACCGCCCTGCTCGGCCACCACCTGCCCCTGCGTCATGAAGCCCGACCGCACGGCTTCCTTGTACGCCCTGATCTCCACCTGCGGATCGACAAAGCCCCAGGCGCGTGGGTACCACCGCACCGCCTGGTAGCGGGTGCGCAGGGTCTCGTAGTTGGCCAGCTGCAGCACACCAGCGACCACCGCTGCATCCATCCAACGCTCAAACACCGGGCGATGCAGGTGCTCAATCATGTACTGCTGCAGGCTCTTCCAATGCTCAATGTTGTCCTGCCGGCTCATCCGGTTGCTCGAGTAGTTGGCCTGGCTGTAATCGCAGCTAATCGCCTCGTACGAGCAGCCAGCCGATGCCGAGATGCTGCGCAGCATTGCCCGCAGGAACGGCTCGAACTGGCCATCCGGCGCATCCAGCTGCGGCACCGTCACCGATTCCCCGGGTGCCAGGTACTTGAACACGCCAGGCTGGAAGTCGCTCACCCGGTCAGCATCCATCACGTCATCACCAAACAGCTCACCTTCCGGTGTGGTGATGAAGCCCATCAGCGAGCTGGCGGCCCGGGCCCGCACCACCTCGGCCTCTTGGTAGCCCGACAGGTGATGCAAGCTCTTGATTGCCGCCGCGAACCAAGTCACCCCACGGGTCTGGCCCGGGCGATCGGTCAGCTTGAGATGCAGGATCTGATCGGCCGGCACGATCGACTCACCCCAGCCCACGCCATTGGTCAGGTCACCCGGGTGCCTAGTGCGGAACGCATACTCAAACGGCCGGCCCCAGCGGTTGACGTGAACGCCCATCCGCCACTCGTTGCCGTTGTTGTCCGGCCCGCTGCTCTTGCCTTCATCCAGCAAGTCCGCCTCAATGATCTCCAGCGCCAGTGGAATCCGGCCATCACCGAACGCTGCAGGCACCAGCCGGATTAGCACCTCACCGCTCTCGGCCATCGCAGTGATCGCCAGCCGTTCAATCTCAGGCCATGACAGCTGGCCGCCGGTGTGACAGGTACTGGCCCTGCCCCAGGCGCGCCATTCCGTTTCAATCGCGGTGTTCACAGTTTCATCCATCCGACCCCGCCCGCGCTGCATCGGCACCTGGGCCTGCATGCGGATGCCGGTACCGATCACATTGCTGGTGATCACCCTCAGCGCCTGCCGTGCATAGCTCGAATCACGCACCAGCTGGCGAGCTCGATTCCGCAGCCGCACCAAGCTCGCATCAATTTCAGCATCCGCCGAGGTCGAGGCCGTCACCCAGTCCGCCGTGAGTCGCCCCAGCAGGGCACCTTCATACGCCCGCCGGCGCCGTGGCCGCTGCTCTCTACTCTCGACCGTCACCACAGCAGGCGGTGGATTCTTCCGGCGCTTGCGTCCCATCAGCTGAACCTCACGAACAGGTTGCGCGGATCGCCCAGGCCCGCCGCGATTTTCTCTGCCGCCTTTTCTCGCGCCACGATCCCCTTGAGCTGCGCCTCACGCTCCATCAACTGGCTGAGGTCTTGCGAGGTAAACGATCGATTGCCGATCGTGTACTGCTTGGCACGCCCGGAAATAATCAACCGGATGGCGGTCTGCACCGCCTCGAGGTCTTGCTCCGCCTGGCTCCTGCCATCAAACGCCGCTGCCGTGCCGGTGTAGGCCAAGCTGCGCTCAACCGTCAGGCTGCCGGCCGCCACAGTTGTCACCGTGCTGCCACTGCTTGCCACCGATTGCCAGCGCCACACCCCAGCATCAAATCCTGCAGTAGTCGCTGCCGTCACCGCTGAATCCCATCCGCCATCACTGCGAGCAGTGCCCACCACTGTCGCCGCTTCACTGGCAGCGTTGAATCGCAGGTAGGTCGTCAACGTCCACGACGCGGACGAGATCAGTTCACCACCATCACCCGTGATAGGAGGCTGAATCCAACTGAGTGAATCCCCGGCCCTGATTGTCGCTGGCAGGCCCACTCATTCAATGCAACCTACGTCAGCCTATGGATTGCTACCAGCCAGAAACGAAGCTCGTTCCAGGCTTAGCAGCAGTTCGCGGCCTTTTCTGCTGCATTGTCTGCCCTTGTACCTGCTTTGCCATCTGATCCCATGCTGTCTTGCTGTCATACCGACGCAGCAGCAACTGAAGCGCCGCATACGCATACACCAAGCAGTCCAGGCATTCATTCCGCACCTTGGAGCTCTTGACCCATTCCTTCACCACAAAGCCGCGCACAGTCTTCACTTGCTGCTTCTCGGAGGTCAGCTGGTTGAAATACTCCTCATCCGTAGCCTCGTGAAAATGCATGTAGCCAGGCCCCGGCTGATTGTGTCGCAGCCTGCCGTAGAGCGTCACCTTGGCCGTGTCGGTGCCGACGCTGTAGACCCTGCCAGCTCGCTTTGCTACCCGCCCATTCCAGCTGATGTCTACCGGCACTCCCTTATTGATCACCGGCTGATCCCTGCTATTGCTGCCCTTGGTCGCAATCACACCCTGCGCCTTTCGTTCCTTGGCATAGAGGTAGACGCTGTGAGCATGGTGGCCGCCACTGTCCACAGCCATCTGGCGGATTTTTAACGGGACTCCTTCCTCACTGTTCCATTCGGTCGCAAGCACATGATCCACTTGCTCCCACACATCAGGTAGCGCCGGGTCGCCCTCGATCGCCTGGTGCCACAGCAGCCATGCTTCCTCCCCTGCGCCCCAGCCCCACACTGACACTTCCAGTCGATCGTCCTGAGTGTCAACGCCAGCCGTCAACACCAGCACACCCTTAGGTGCAGTGCCCGGTGGATAGGGATCGCGCCGTGCCATCAGGCCCTCAGCGCTGATCCTGTTGGAATAGTCCAGCTCGAATGGCTCACCAAGCGCCGTGTTGATGAACGTCCGCAACTGATCCGGATCGGCCTTCACCTCTAGGAACTCCCGCACCAACTGCTCCCAGCTGGCGTTGGGGCTGTAGCTGTACCCAGCCCATAGATGGAACCCCACCAATCCAGGTTGCTTTGAGACCGCCGTGGCGCGCCACTCCCCTGCGTCGACCATCTGCCGCTTGATGCGATGCGGGATCAGTGCCTTGCAGTTCTCGCACTCATACGCTGCCGTCTCGGGCTGATCCTTCTCCCACTTGATCTGCTGCCAGCGCAGATACTGCATGTGGCCACAATCAGGACAGGGCACAAAGTAGCGCCGCTGGTCCGACATGTTGAACCACCGCTCAACCCGGCTGAACTCCTTTGTGGTTGGCGTGCTGGCGATTCCGAT